GCTGTAGCCAGACACGCCGCCCGCATATTGCGTTGGCGGGGCCATGCCGCCCATGACGTCTGCCTGAGACATCTGCGGCCCCAAGCCAAACGCGGATGCAACGTCAGCGGTCTGCTGGAAGCCCGCCTGCTGGAACGGCGTAAACGCGGCAACATCTGGCCCGTAATATGGAACGTATCCAATCTGGCTGATGCCTTCGGCCTTTGCCAAGTTACGGCGCGCCGCCTCTTCAATGTATTCTGGGATCGTAACTGATGACGTTGTTGACCCGCCCTTGCCGCCTGACATTATTCAAACTCCTTCACATATGAGGCGTGCAGTGGCGTCCAGCCATGCGCCTTCAGTGGTTTCTTCCAGCCAAACCGGCCCGTCATGGTCAATGCAGAGCATCCTTGCGCTTTTGCCCATGCTATCACATCTTCATGCATTTCTAAAATCTGATCCAACTCGCCGCCGCCAAGAAACACGTTTAAAACTTTCTTTCTCGGATATACCACTATTTCGGTCACTATGCACCCCCTCGGCGTGGGCCAGAGCTGCATCGTTCCCTTGTATATACCTTCGGCCACGTCGATGAAGTCATGCGTGCCGCCGGAATACTCCAAAGCAGCCTCAATCCAGTCGCGGCATCTCTCAAGCTCTTTATCCATGAAGCCTCGTAATTGCTAAAGTTGACGCTGGTATTGCTGGCACCGGCGAAGACGCTGCGGTGTAATTGAGAAAGCCACTTGTGCTGTCGATCATGTAATTCACTTCCAAGTAGTCATTCGCCGCAAGCGTGAATATCTGCGTGCGCGACGTGACCAGCGTGGCGTTGTTCTGGTGCAGCGCAGTGGTCATGCCGCTGTTTGCCACGTTGGTGCCGTTGACGCTTGGCCAGAAATAGAAGTGAACAGTGCTGGCTGACGTTGATGATATTTGCGCCGAGAACGATACAACATATTGGCCCGCCTCCTCGAACACAATGCGCGACGCTGGCGTGCCTTGCGTGATGCCGTCATTGCCGCTGGGCGCGTCATATGTGAGCTTGTACGCCGTGTTGGCGGCAACAGGCGTGACGTCTGACGTCAGCATGAAATCTGCGTGGCCGTCTTCCAGCACAACTTGCCGCCACTCGCCGTTTTTGCTGACAACAGGATACAAGTTTATGCGATCCCACATCAGCACGCCATCTTCTGCCGCGCTCTCGTCGCCCGTCTGCTGCACAAGCGGTGATCGCGTCTGGCCAAGATAGAGCATCATGCGCCGCGCCCATGACTTCCAGTCATCGCCCTGCGGCTCTGGTGCGCGGTACTGCTGCGTCATCTACGGCCACCCGCAACAGCGTCAAGCCGGTTTATGCCAACCCGCCAGTCGGCAAGCCGTGCGCCGTCAACGCGCATGCGCACCTGACGGCCCGTGAAGCGCATGCTGGTGGGGTTTGACATGCTAAACGGCCCGTATGATCGCTCGGTGCCGTTGGGATAGAAACGCGTCTTAAACGTGGCACTGACATCGCCTTGCGTTTTCTCGTCGGGGATCATCTCCGTCACGCTGACAACGTTATCGCCAGAGCCAAGCATGATGGGGCCAGTTTCCGCAAACGGCGTCAGGCCGCCATACTCAAACCCGATCTCATGCTCGTATATCTTATTGTCAGACGGGTCGGCCATCATCGGCTGACGGAACGTGCCTGCGTCTGTTCCCGCCGTACGGGATAGCGTACCGATTGACCACGTATTTTCGACGTAGTTATATGCCACATAGCGGTCGTTTTCCGTGGACGCGCTGGACGGATAGAACCACCACACTTCCCCGTATTGGCCGTTTGACATGGCAAACGCCTTGCTGATCTGCGCGCGGTTGATGTCGTTAAACACGTAGTCGGACACGTCGCTCTGGATCTCCTGCACGCCGCCGCCTGTGTAGGCGTAGAACGCATGCACGCCCATCCAGAAGCAGCCGACGTCCACGTTGGCGTATGCAAGCTTTGCAGCCAACCCGCAGGAAGACCCGACGCGCTCGATGCCGTAGACGTATGGCGGGCCAATGTAGTTGGCGACATGCGCGTCACGCGTCGTCAGAATAAGCGTCTGGCCGCGCACGGAAACGCCCGCCATAATCTCGCCTTCGGTTTGCAGCTCAAGGTCGCCAGCCTCGTTTGTCGCGGCAGGCGTCCACGTCGTATTGTCTTCTCGGTCAGACCACTGCACAAGGCGCGGATTGCCGCCAGCGCCAAGGCAGAATAGGAAGCGCTCAGCCGTGACGACGATGCTCTTATTATCGACAGGCGCGTTGGCGACTTGCGCGGCGACCGCGCCGGTGTTTAGCTGCCACTCGTAAACCTTGCCGTCGTCTTCGTTGTTGGCTAGCAGATATTGCCCCCACGCCTGCAAGTTCCACGCGGTAGCTGGCTGGATGCGTACAGTGTCTGGCCGCGCAACGCCGTATGCGTAGCTGCCAAACAAGCCGCCGCCGAAGCCGGTAAACGCTATGGCGTCTTCGCGTCCAGCTGTCAGGCCAGCTGGCGTGATGTCGTATTGCACGCCGGAGCTATTGTAGGCGTAGAGCTTGTTATATGTGCCGGTGGCAATCCATCTGGCGTTGGTATTGTCTGACCAAGTAAGCATTCCGCGCGGCGTGGCATTTGTGGCGGTGTTGGATCTTGTGCGCCAACCTTTGACCGGCTGCATCGTGCCGTCGATCCAACGGATCAGGCTGGCATCGCGCCAGCGGCCCATGCTCTGCAAGTCGGTGCCGTTGCGGTAAACCCCAGCGGGTACGTCTAATCTAATCAGAGCCATCGTTGCCTCGTTGGTGTTGCGCGCTTGCCGCAGTGTAACACATGACCATTTAATGCGCAAAAGGGCAGCGTTTTGCTGCCCCTAGCGTTTTCGTTATGCTGCGCGGCTATTCCGCGTCAGGCTCAAGGGCAGCTTTCAGCTCGGCCATGAAGCCCTGCCTGCCCATCTGAAGCTGCACCAAGTTAAACTGCGCAGATCCGATCTTCTGGTCTAGCGAATTGATGTGATTTATGCACATCTTTGCAGTGTCGCTCAGTTGATCTTCAGTGTATTCTACATCGTCAATCGTAATGACCTTTTTGTCTTCAGTCACGTTGATCTCCTTTCAGGTTATGCTGCCCACGGAACTCCGTCAGCAGTCGTTGGATTTACCATTGCGTCGATTTTTGACGCTATGGCAGCTTCAGTGGCATCCTTGTCCACCGATCCGTGTACCCAGCCCAAGACTATTTCTTCAGTCAAATCAGCATAAGGGATAAACCCTGCGGCTGATGGGTCTGGTGTGTATGATGTTGTTCCATAAGAACGTGCAGAGTTTCCATCTGCGTCAGTGCCTAAGCAATACCAGTGTGCAATGATTACAGCACCGTCTGATATTTCATGCTCCATGTTGGAGATTGACCAAGTGTAAGTAATAGCCATAGCTTTATCCTTTTCTGATTATGCGTTTTCTAGGGCAGTGATCCGTGCCTCTAGTTCTTTGATTGTAGCGACCAAGAGTGGCACTAACTTGCTTTGGTCAATGCCTTGGTAGACAGGGTTACTATCTTCATCTACCTCGTTGTGTGTACCTGTGATTGCTTCTGGCACGATAGCTTGCACTTCGTGTGCTAAGAAGCCATCAACAGTACTTTCTGGGTGGGAAATAAAATTAAACCGATGAACTGGAATTTGCTTCAAACGACTTGTTGCGCCTGTCAGATCAACTACGTTTTCTTTTAGTCGGTAATCCGAGGAAGTGTTGTATGACACAGCAGAGCCGTTTATAGTAATGGAGCCGACTGTAGTATTAGCCCACAGGAACCTATGAAAAACCCCAGAAGAGCCGTTCATCATATTCCATTCAGCGGCATCACCCGATGCTATTGCGGTGGCTACTCCAACTTGAACCCCTCCTGCTGGCGTGACACGAACCCTAGGATTACCATCCCCATCCGACAGCACGATGTTGTTGCTTGAGGAAGTGATGGTTAGGCCGCCTTGGTTGCCGTTGTAACGCCCGATGATGGTGTTGCCACTACCAGTAAAACTAGACGCTGAACCAGCATCGTGACCAATGAATGTGTTCTTTTCACCCGTGGCGTAATATCCTGCATTAAGCCCCACGGCTGTGTTGTAAGATGAAGTTGTATTTCGATTTAATGCGTCTTTGCCCACCGCAGTGTTTTGCGTGCCAGTATTAGAGTTTAACGCCTGTTTACCAACGCCGACATTGCCTGTGCCGTTTTCTATTTCA